CCATATGTTTTTGATCAAAAACGTACCCATTGTTATTGAGCCCGGAGTACGTGCCCTTGAAGCGGAGTTTGTTGTAAATGATAAGATAGCCGGTAAACGGCTGGTTCCTGTGCGGTTATTTCGTGTCGCGTTGGACGAGGTAGAAGTACAAAAGCTTCCCTTTATCCCCACGACCCGGTTTCCGCACGTGTTTTCAATTACGTCGGACGTGGATAAGTCTGGCGCATTAGTTGTTTATGATTCTGCGGGTCGGATTTCGGCTCTTTACACGAAAGACGCGTCCCAGAAAAGCTGGGATCGGTTTGACATCGCTGAAGAGCACGCCGGCAAGTCGATCACGCAGTTCTCTGTGCGTTTTGTATTCAACACCGCGCGGGATCGATCGAAGTTTTTGGCAGCAATGGAAAAAATTACGGCGCAGGTGGCTCACGAAGAGCAACCGAATATCGAGGACGTGATGGAGGCGCTCCGGCCTCTGGCGCGAACCCGAGTTGCGCCGGTCATCATCCCCGTTGCCGCCGAGAAGTCCAGTATGGGGAAGATTAAACTGTAACTGTTCGCTTGCAGAAGGATCTGCAGTCATGGCGGAAGGATCCGCAAGTTTATGCGTGTGCGTGCTGTTTTACGGCACGGACGATTATTGTTGTCAATTAGCGCAACGGCTGTTTAACCGGCCGATGCGCGAACTGGCCGAACATAATGTTGAGTTTCGCTTCGGCTTCAACGCTGTTGGAGACGCCACACGTCGAACAGTAGACGCGTTCATCAGCGCCGCGGACTGTGAAGTCCCGGTGCTGTTAGACTCGCCAAAAAACATCTACAAGTACCCAATGATGCGGCGGCTTTTTCACGAGCAGCCAATCGTTCCACCGTTGACGATGTGGTTTGACGATAACTCTTACCTTGACCCGGCCGTCGATACGGCAACTTGGCTGACCAGAATTAAGACGCAACTCGATCATTGTTCCGCGGTTGGGTCCGTGTACACGCAGGGTCTGGTGGGCAATCAGGCGGGATGGATACGGGCGCAGCCGTGGTTTAACGGAAAAGATCCGGTGCCGTACGTGAAGTATCTCGCGAGCGGCTGGTGGGCTACGCAAACACCGCTTTTGCAGCGCTTCGACTGGCCGACGGCTAATATCAAACACTATGGCGGCGACGTTATGTTCGGGGAGTTGCTTCGGCAGCACGATCTTCAGTTGTGCCATTTTCGCGACAACGTCATGATTCAGGCGAACGCCAGCGGGGTCGAGTCTGCCACGCCCCGCCGCGGCTTCGACGCGCAACCGGTTGGTTTTGACTACGGAGGCGGCTGTGGAACTTAAAACAGTGCGTCTGGACTTAGAGACGACGCGCGAGAACTGGCCGGCTGATCAACGGTTTGCGCCAGCCTACGTTCGAAAGTTTAAACACGGCGAACGCAAAAACTGGCTTGTGCTTGGCGCCGCGCTGCAGCCCGGCAAAGAACCTGTGTGGGGCCTAACCGAGCATGACGAGTATCTGCGAATTCCGTTGTTTCCATATGATTTAAACCCGGCGCCTGATTTTGCGCTGGCGTTTATGCTCCAGCTTGGGCTATCTTGCGCTAGCTATATTCCAAAAGCGATCGACGGCTTTTACGTCGCGACGGGTACGCCGGTTGACCTCCGGTATGATCCTGATACAAATAATCCAACCGGTATCCGTTGTTGGATCGGTTTCGCGGTTCTTCTGAGGTGACACATATGACCAACAAAGCTTGCAACATTACAAAGCCAAACACGGCAAACTCCGGCCTCGCGATCAACACTAGCGGGCTTTCGGCTGCGCTCAAGCAGATGGCAGAAGCGCAGATGGCAGAACAGATGAAAAAGCTCCGTGAGCAGGCGCCTGCGCAGGCGATCAACCCGGTCACGACGATTGCGGCTGTTAGTGAGCGCATGTCGGACTTGTACGGTCGCTATGAAAAACTGCAAGAAGTCGGCCGCCTGTTGAACGGCGTCGGCCTGTCCGACCCGATTCCCGCTGGGCTTGCAATTGATGACATTACGATCACGTTCCGCACTCAAGATCCGGGCTCTGAGACCGGGTACAGCGACTTTAAATCTGCGTCGATCAAGAACGTCATCTGCGCCGGCGACATCTACAAACTGCTGTCGGGCGAGATGGGTATTTTGATCATGACGCTGGAGCAGGAACTGAAAAACCTGCACGAAGTCATGGACAAATCTTCGGCGCAGTACACCAAGGCGCGCAAGCAATGGGAAGCCGCCAACCCAGACCGACAAATTAAACCACTCGTCCCCACTGACTTAACGAATTCATGAAAAACTCGTTTAGCTATCAGCGAATCTTAGCTAGACGCGACAAGATTGTTACAACTGCGCTCCACCCATATATCGACCGCACTTTAACCGGCAGCACACCCCAGGATGTTTGTAAAGACATCTTGGATGTGCTGCCGGCTAGCGTATCTGAGGGCGCTGTTTTTGAATCTATTCGCATTCTAGCTGGTACAAAATTAACCCGTAAGCACGCCGGTGAACTCGCGTGGCGGCTTGCCGGAAATATCGACAAACTACAAGACGGCGTTCCGGTGTTTCCTTGGACGCAGCAGTTATCTGACGAGCGCGTGCCGGTGCTCTTGGAAGCGATGCAGCCCATGCGGAAGAAGAACGTCCCCGGCTATCTGTTTCACTGTCGGGCCGTCGCTGGCTCCTCGTGCCCGATGGTCTTTACGCAATTTATTTCTTTAAGCAGCTGTCGAGGAATTGCCGAGACTCTGGGCTTTTCTAAACCGTGGGGTCCGTATCCGTATCGGACGCCTGTAAACTTTGTGAACCTACTGTTTTACGCGCACGTCGAAGTCGCAAAAAGTAAAACACAACCAGGGTTCTCAAAAGTTAGTGCGTCAAGCAGCATGCTGCGCGAAAACAGGGAGAAGATTGAAGTTCGTTGTCGGACAAAACCTTGTCCGCAGCAGTTTACTCACCCTTGTGCTTTTTGCTGGGTCGGGTACGATAACTGCGAGTTTGCCGTACATCCGATAACGTATGTCGTACGAGAGTGTCCGACGTGCAACGCCAGTGGCTGGTTTAATCCAGGCGAGGCTAGCCTTACGTGTCAGCAGTGTCGGCACAAGATGTTCCAGGGCGAGTTTGATGCCTTTACAAGTCAGGGATGACTATGGCCAGCATCGGCTACAAAAAGAAGGGTGACCAGGGGCCGCTCTACAACCCTGAACGCGATTACGCCTACATCACCCCGACGCTGATGCGTATCGCGATCGAGAATCTTGACAACGCAATTCGCGAGAATGAGGCAGATGGCGTGACGGCTGACGAGGTCGTCAAGATCGCTGAATGTCTCGCTAACGCGCAGCGCGATTTTGTCAATGCCGCCGACCCGGTGACGTCTTTTGAACAAGCGTTACGGCGGCACGGGTTTTTTGCCTTTCGCCTCAAGGTGCAGCAGCTGCTATTCGCCACCATCGGCGAGGTGTTCTGCGCGGCGTGGTTTACGGCCGTCCGCGAAGTCTCGGTTGTCGGCGAGGAGTCGCCGGCGGGCGAAGACATGGCGCGATTTACTGCGGTTGTTCGTGAGTTCGCGGCGCACAACAAAAAGCCTTGGTACAACGCTGAGTACATGGCGGAGCATATACGTATGCTGAACGATGTGCTCCAGGCGCGCGTTAATGAATTAGGCGCGCAGTTGGTAGCGACGCAAAAAGAGCTGCATGACCTGCAGCGTGAGATGAAAGATCGAGAACAAAAACCGCTTACTTTTTTTGAGCGGCTTGGAATTACGAAAGGCAAGCGATGCCCAAGTACAGGATGTACAAGGACCCGGCACAGTTCGGGCCCAAGTTAAACAAGAAGACGGCTAACACGATTCGTTTCCTTGGGCTCGACTTAGGCAGCAACTGCGGCGTCGCGGTGTATGACTACGAGCCTGGGAAAAAGATCCTCCAAGAGAAGCTCCAGCTTTTCCAGTGGGACCTGTCGACACAGGGCCTGGAATCTGGCGCCGCACGTTTTGTGAGGCTGCGTGCGTTTTTAAACGTCACAGCCCCGGACGTCATCGGCTATGAGGACGTGAAATACTCCCCGCCGAAGGAGTTTTTTGTCAACAAAAAATTCGGCATTCCGGCGGTGCTTTCCCGCGTGGCTACCGCCTCAGAGGTTTTGGGCGGCATGAAGGTGACGGTCGCTACGTGGGCGCAGGAAGCCGAGCTGCTCTCTAACGGTTTCGCGATCAGCACGATTAAGAAGTTTGCTACCGGAAACGGCAAGTCGTCAAAAGACGACATGATCGCCGCGGCAAATAAAACGCTTGGCGTGGCGTTTGATTCGTCTAAATATAAATCCACGGGTATCGACAACGTGGTCGACGCGGCCTTTGTGTTGTTACTATTGATGCAGACTACCCACGCCGGCATTATTAACACCAAAGCGAAATGAAGCGGCCCGACACGTTTATCGAGGTCCCGGAGATCACGGGGGCAGACGCGATTCCCGTCCTGTCCTGCGCGGATGCTCTGCGCCGTCGAGAAAACCCCGTCACGCTATTCACGCCCGCAATTCTGTTCACGCACGGCGGCTTTGATCGCGACCCGGTCATGGAGTTTGACGCGAGATTCCCAGCCGAAAGCCGCGATCTTCGGCCGTTTTGTATCGACCTCAAGAAAGACCACGAGTTCTTTTTCGAGGGGTTGGGAATTATGCCGCCGCCTGGCTTGACCAGACCTGTCAACTGGGACAAACGGCTCTACGCCATCGACCAGCGCCGCGCCGAGGAGTGCATTGGGTTTTTAAGTGGGATTGCGTACTCAAACTCCAAGGCCGGCATCTTCGGCAGCGGCTTTGCGTACGGGCTCGACATTACTGACCCGACGTCCATGAAAAACGACCGGCTCATTGTGGCTATTATTGGCGTCATCAATAACACGTCAGTGCTGTACCTTGAGCCACGACCTACAGACCGCCCTATCTTTCGAAAGCACAGAACGCTGAACGGGCAGCTGCCGGCTTGTTTGCGCACGCAGACTATTTTTACGAGTTTTGACGGCGAAGACCCGCTTAAGATGCGAGACGAATAATGGCCGAACCCAAACTACCCGCCGATAAGTTTTACGTCGTTGTTTTTACCGCTGACGGCGACACACGCGTTGAAGAGTTTGAAACCGCAGAGCTGCTGGCTGAACGGCTGCGCGCTCTTGTCGACCATGACGTTTCGGTGTTTCCGTTTGCGGGGCAGCGTCTCCAGATTTCGAAACCGCCGTTCCGGCATCTTATGACGCCCGCCGGAAACTTCCCGCTCTTCACAGTGCAGTCTGACAAGCTTGAACCAGACGATACGGGCTACCTCGGCGTCGACCCCATTTATTTTGAAGGTCCGCCGCAGATTAAGTCCCAGCCAATCAAGAACCCAGACGGCGGTGCGGATGAGTTTTTTGACGACAATGCCGATGCCGACGTGACCGGTATTTTTGACAACATATTGCCGGATCCAGACGCATAAATTTTCTGCAATATCACGGCATATTTAATGTCCCGCTTATCGCTATCTGCGACATTGTGTAAGCGGGCCCCACGATAGGACCAGCACATGCGAATCGTCGAATACAACGGCGTTCCAGTGAAGCGGCAAAAACGTGTTGGTAAAAACTTGATCCGGGTCACGTTCTATGACGGGCAGGAGACGATTTTTGTCACATTCGAAGAGTGGCAGAAAAACTCCAGCAACCGATATTTTGACGATCCAGACGTTCGGCGCCGAGATGTTGTTCACAAGCTCGCAACCTCGGCCGCGCCCCTGTAACTCTCAAACCTACGAAGGAAAACCATGTCCGCGTTAGCAGCAAAACAGATTGAGTTGATTCAGCAGTTTAATGACGAGCTCGTGTACTGGCTCGATGGCTCGATCGCGCTGATGCACGTTGGCGGCGTGGGCTGCACGTTGCAGGAGTTTCGTACAGGCCGCGAGGCCAACCGTCCGCCCTGCGTTACGCTGGAGCCTCGCCGGAACGGGCAGATGATGCTCGGTCTGGTGGTGAGCCGACCCAAGAACGGGCAGCTGGTGTACGACTCCGTGCTTGGCCACTGGGATCTCTCGACTCCGATTCGAAAGCGTGGCCCGCTGAATCTGGATAATCCGCGGCACCGGCGCGTAGCGTCGTGGGGTTTACAGCTGTTGCGGTTTATGCTGGATTTCGGGCACAAGCTGCGCACGGGTCAGGCGACAATCAACGGGTTGACGCTGACGATGCCGCGCGTGTTAGTTCCGTTTACGGCCGGGTCTGAAAAAATTGATCCGACACGTCGCAAGGAGTTCCCCAGCGCGTTGATTGACTACCAGACGGTCAGCGGCAAGACCCTGGTCGATTCGCGGATTGTTCCGCCGACCGAGGTTTCGCGGGCTATTGATAACAACACGGCCCTCGAAGATTTTCGCCCCGTGCTCGGGCAGTCGGCTCCGAATCCGTTCCGGTACATGACCGGTGTTCGGCTGACTGACGACCGCGTGGTTCCGCTTGCCAAGATCACCGAATCCGCCGGTGACGAGGTGTTGAATGCTGCCCGCGGTTGCCTTGGTCGGGGTTACGCCAGTGGCGCCTCCGACGCTGACATTGTGGACGCCGCGGCGAACCCGCAGCGTGCGATGCAGCTGAGCTTGTTTTCTAAAATTCAAGTGCTGCCGGTCGAAACCGTTACGGATCTGCCTGCGCCCTATGCGGGTCAGGTGATGCCGCCGGTTGACTGGCGGGCGAACAAAAACCAGGCCTTTACGACGACTGTCAGTGCTTAATGCGCTACTTCATCAAACCCAAAAACGTTGACCGCGCGATTCCGTTATTAACGTGGCTGTCGCACATTGACTCCACGCCGACGGTGTTGCCGATCTTCCCTGAAGACGACGGATTGGGTTTGGTGGTGGCATATCTACTATCGGGTGACGTGTTTGCAGAAGTGCTACCACACCCTGAAAACGTAGTAGATGTGTGCGGGTCGGGCGTTCCTCTTGGCAGGCTGTATTTCCAAATCCCGAAGGATCGGTTATACAGTGTCTGCGAGGAGCTAACGCCACAGGTTTTTGAGGGGCCGCGATAAGTATCGCGCCCCTTTTTTTAGCTATCAGGTGTTTTATGCCCGACTATAAAGATCCGCGCGACGAAAAGATGGAAAATGGCCGGTCCGTGGCCGATTACATGCGCCGCGGCCCTGCCGGTTTGCGGGGCGTTGTCGTAGCCAAAGCCACGGCCGGTGGAACACCCGAGAATTTTAATCCGCATGACATTTCAAACGTGCGGGTGAACGTAATCAATCCAGACGGCGCTAGCGTGCAGTCGTTGGCGCTGAGCCAGATTACGGGCGAGACGATGCGTCTGGCCCAAGAGGCGGCGCGTGAGCGCGTCAAAGGGGCCGATATTAATTCAATTCGGGAGCGAACAGCCGTGGTATTTGAAGAGCTGGCAAAAATGTCGTCGGGCGGTGTTAAGCGGGTACCAACGAAGCAGGCCGTCACGCGCCGCCCGGCCGTGGTAGAGCCGGTAGAGCCGTCTGAAGAAGAACTGATCGCAGAACTCGAAGAAGCGGCCGCGCCATCGTGGCCGCCCAACGCTCCGCCGGTAGAGCAAATCGACCGCAGCTACAGTCCGATGGCGGCGTTCGGTTTAAAGAAGTCGACCGGGGTCGCGCAATCTATGGCCGAAGCGATTAATACCAACATAAAAGCTGCCGCGCCCCAAAAGCTTGTCTATTTTGAAAAAGAAGGGCTCGGAACAGTGCCGGCGTTTTATCACGACATCATTGTTAACGTGACGCGCGAAGACCCCGATAATTATGAATACACCGGGTTTATTGTTTTGGTGTATGATTTGCGGTTTGAACAAAACGCAGCGCGCTGGTTCCCGCCAGCGAATGACCCGTATCGTCGTCCGTGGGCTGCCTTAATTAAAGGCGATCAGCGGTTATACCTTGTGCATACGACCGGATTTCAGTATGTTTATGATAACCGGGAGTACTGTGTTTTAAGCGTCGAGAAAGCCGTATTGGCTCCGGCGGCGGAGACTTAGTCGTGGAAAAACAGGGCGTGATCAAACCGGGTTTAACGCCCGACGAACTGGCAGACCCGGCGCGCCTTGTTGTGCAGAAGAGTGCTGCGGCGGGTCAGCGCGAATCTGAAAAGATTGCCGAGCTCGATAACGACTTCAGAAAACGCGCTGCGGAAACGATCTATTCTTCGCGCGACGGCAAATAAGGAATTCTATCGTGTCACAAATGCTCGGCCCCACGTCTCAGATGGGTTACGGAAATCTCGGCCGCGGGATTGCCTCGGACGAGCGTTTTCCAGATCCGTTTTGTGACGTCGCCAGCCTGTCGATGCCTGAAAGTATTCAGACCGCCTTACGGTGGTGTGAGTACATCATGAACGCGAACGGTGTCTATCGCCAAGCAATCGACCGCGTAGTGTCTTATTTCATTACAGACATTGAGGTGGGTGACCTCGGAGAAAACACAGTCGGCCGCGAAGAAAAAGAAAAGTTCAAAGTTTTTCTGGACGAAACAATCGGCATCAAGAATGTCCTGCACACGATTGGGCTGGACTTTTTGACGTACGGTAATTCATTCACAAGTTTGCTCATTCCGTTTCGCCGCTATCTGTCCTGCAAAAAGTGCGGACTAGAGATGCCGCTGCGGAAAGTGCACAACATGTCGCAGTGCAACTTTAAGTGGGAAGATTTTCAGTTCCACGCCACATGTCCGCAGTGCAAGACACACGGCATCTGGCGTCACATTGATCGGCGCGCGGGTAACGACGACGGTATATCGGTAAAGCGTTGGCCGCCGCTGGAGATTGAAATTCTTTGGGATCCGTACAGCACCAAGTGCACATACGTATGGAAAATTCCCGAAGACTACCGGAATCAGATTAAGCAGGGGTATCTGCATTATCTGGAAAACGCCAGCTGGGAAGTCATCGAAGCGGTGAAAGAGGGAAAGAACCTCATGTTCGATGAAGGCGTGATCTTCCATCTCAAGGAAGACGCCCTGGCTGGTATGCGGAATCGCGGTTGGGGTATCTCGCGTATTCTGACGAACTTCCGGCAAGCGTGGTACTCGCAGATTTTGCATCGTTACAACGAAGCAATCGCGCTGGACTACATCGTGCCGTTCCGCGTGATTACGCCAGCGCCCAAGGGCGGCGACGCGTCGTCTGGCGATCCGGTACACACTATCAATCTTTCAAGTTTTTCTTCCCGCGTGTCGGCTATGCTCCGTGCCCGTCGCAGCGACCCAGCCCGGTGGAACGTCCTTCCGTTCCCGGTGAACTATCAGGCGCTCGGCGGAGATGCCTCACAACTGGCTCCGCGGGAGCTTATTGATCAGTCGCTTGACACGTTGCTGAAATGCATCGGCATGCCGATTGAGCTGTTTAATGGCACCTTAACCCTGCAAGCCGCCCCAGCGGCGCTGCGGTTATTCGAAGCCAATTGGAACCACCTTCCGCACAACTTAAATCGATTCTTGCGGCACTTGACGGACACGATTTCTAAGACCATGTCGTGGGAACCGGTTAACGTCAAACTGATGCGCGTCACTCACGCTGACGACCTCAACCGCCAAATGGCGAAGCTGCAGCTTATGCAGGGCGCGCAGATCAGCAAGACAACAGTCCTCGCCAGCGTCGGCCTCGATTACGAGGAAGAGACAAAGCGGATGCTCGAAGAAGAGAAGATCTACTCCGAAGAGCAGAAGCGCATGCAAGAAGAGATGCAGCAGGCGCAGCAAATGCAAGACATGTCGCAGCCGGCCAATATGCTGGCCGGAGTGGGCGACCCGGGCGCTGGCGCTACGGGGATGCCTCCCGGCGGTGGTGCGCCGGCTGGTGGCGGCGCGCCTCCGGCTGGGCCGATGCCCGGTCAGGTCAGCGCAGTCGACCAGTTCCTCATGCAGCGGCAGAACTCGCCCAATGTGCCGCGAACACCCGAAGAGCTGCAAACGCAGGCGCAGCTTATTGCAAACGACCTACTGTCCAAGCCCGAGTCGCTCAAGGACGGCGAGCTCATCAAGCTCAAGCGTGGCGACCAAATGATGCACGCACTTGTCACCAGCATCATGGACGACATTCGTCAGCAGGCTCGGGCGCAGGGCGGCGCGATGCTTATGCAGCAGCAGTACGGACCGGGGGGTGGAGCTGCCCCGCCGCAATAAACTATGCGCGTTGGTATCTACACCCACTACGCCCACTGCGACCAGGCCTATCTCTGTATCAGGCTTGTTGACTTTTTACGCAGCCGCGGCGTCGACTTCGACATTTACGCCGACAACGTGCCGGGCAAGCTCCGGATTCCGTACGACAGCGCCGTCACGTACCGCCGCAACATCAAGTTCACAGATTGGGTCAAGAAGCAGACGGCGGTCGTGTGGACGCAGGTTCCCAAGATTGAGCAGCTTACCTACACCAACAAGCTGAACAAGCTAACGGTGTTGGCGCCCATGTGGCAGGATCTTGTACCGCCCTACAAGAAAGTCATGCGGCGTGCTGATTTTCTTGTTGCTATGTCGGCCGAATGTCGCGAGTTATACAGCGACATATTTAATGTTCGGCACACGGTGTACGTGCCCTACGATCCCGGGCTGCCGGTGATCCGCAAAGACGCCGCTCCAGACCAGAAACTCGTAAAAGTCTTTTTGCCCTGGTTTGACCGCAACGCCAAATGCGCCAACAGCGATTTCTTGGTGTTTTTGTCGCACCTCATCGAGCGCATGCCGGAGCTGTCGCTGACGGTTGCGATCATGTCGAGCCGGTTCTCTCCAGCTGTTGCTAAGTTTTTTCAGACGCTCGGCGTTAAGACGAACGGGCGCGTGAAATTGCTGCGAAATATCCCCTTTTTGCGCAGGCCCGCCCTGTACAGCGACCACGATTTAACGCTGTTTCCGGCCGAGTGTGACAACTATGGGTACTGTGGTTTGAACTCTATAAACTGCGGTACGCCCATATTGTCGTTTGCTATTTCTCCGCAATTGGATTACATCTATCCCAACGAGAACGGCATTCTTGTCAAAACAAAGAGCGATTACGACGAAAACGGAGTGCCGCACGCCGTACCCGATTACGAGGCCCTTATCGACGTGCTGCAGGAATTAATTGCCGACCCGCGCCATATTGCGGTGTTGAGCAAAAAAATCAGTTACAACCTTTTACCGCGGCGCAAGGCCTTCGAGACGGGATGGGCGAAAATCTTGAACCTTGACTAGCGTCGCCGGCACACGGAGGTGCCCATGAAGAAAACAGACGCGCTTTCTCTGGAGAAAACAGTTGAATTCGCAAAGCGCTATTACGCTGACAAAAAAACCATTAGCGGACTGACGCTGATCGAGCATTGCATGCGGGTCTCGCGGCAGGCGGAGATCATAGCGCAAAAACTTTATCAGGATGTTCGCAAAGATTTATTTGTCTCAGACAGCGCTAAAGACAGCGTTATGGCCCTAGTCCACGGGGCTTTGCTGCATGACGTGCTGCATGTAAGCGACTGCGCTTTTGAGAACATAGCCGAGGCGACGACCGTGCAGATAGCCGCAATGGTCGCTGACGTGACCCGCGATTTTCGGCTGGTCGAAACAAAGCGGGATATGGAGTTTCGGGGACGCCTGAGTCAAAGCCCGGTTACTTCGCAGATCCTCGTAGTTGCCGATGTTGTGTGTACTGCTAAGGAGGTCTTGGCGGTTTTGAAGGACCAGGGTAAAGTGATCGTCCCGCGGGCGAAGAAAATTCTTACCCAGATGGACGGCGACCTACTTGCAATTCATGCGGCCAGTCGGTATTACATGCTTCGGCTGTATGTGCACGCAGCGCGCAACCTGTTACAAGAGATCAGTCAAAAGATTAAAGAGTGCAAACAGCGCGCCCGCGCTGAACGCCACGCCGCTGTAAGTTTGCAGAAGCTCAAAGAACGCATCGCCGAAAAGCACGAAAAACAACCCACAGCCAAAAACCCGGCGAAGCCAAAAAAGGAGAAACGGTATGCCCGAAAGCGCGCTGCTGAAACAGATTCTGAGTGACTATTGCGCGTCGAATGAAGAATATCGCTTTCAAGAGGCGATGCTGGCTGATTTTTGCAAATACGCGGCACAGTGGTTTATCGACAACAGCTGCGTAGGCGTGGGTCACGGAGCTACGGGCATGACCCTGCGGTTTGCCGACGGCCGCGAGCTTTCGTTATTTGCGGCGCCGGACTTAGCGCCGGCTCAGCAACAGGCTATCTCAATCAGCACGTCGAAAGACAAACTGGTGACCAAGACTATGGCCGACTCTAGTCAATCTTTTGGTATCACCGGTCGGTTGTCTTAATTGACAACATAAAACTGGAAAGGATTCCATGTTTGTCTGCTTCGAGGGCGTGGACGGCGCCGGCAAAACTACGCAAGCGCGTATGTTGTGTCAGCGGCTCAAACAAAAGGGCCGCGCTGTCGAGCAGGTTGCAGATCCCGGCACGACGCAGATCGGGACGGCTATCCGGCAGATTCTTCTCCACAACGATGCGCCCATTACGACGATGGCGCAGATGCTGCTTTTCTCAGCAGCCCGCGCAGAACTAGCCGAGTACATCCGGACGCAGCTGCAAGAAGGCGTTGTCATTATCTGTGACCGCTGGCTGTTGTCGACGCTCGTTTACCAGGGCGAAATCAATAAAGTCCCAAAGAACCTGATTCTTGACATCTATAACGCGACGGCTGACATCACCCCAGACGTGTGCTTTCTCCTTGATCTTTCTCCGGAAGAAGCTCGTGCTCGTGTTGGCACGCCTTCTGACCGGTATGAACGCCGCTGCTTTGAAGACTGGCAGCGCGTTTGCGCGGCTTATCACCGAGACGCCAGACCGGGCCTGATTGCCCACCGCGTCCACAAGATTGCCGCCGACAAGTCGCCAGATGAGATTCACGAAACTGTTTGTGAGCATCTGACTGGGTTGTGGTAGTGCATTCCTGAAAGGATTCAAAATGTCGCCGCTGGTTGCTGAAATAGACTTGTCTCTAGCGCAAGCTGACCGCAAGAACACAAAAAATTTCGCCAAGAAACGGGCGAAGTACCGTTGCGACAAATTAAATCAGCAATCTGCGCGGCACAACGATGACCTGCAGCAAGTTTGTCGGGCGCTCCTCCGCCTTGCCCAGCGCTATTTGCCGGCGAACCCCAGCGCGATTTCAGACGCCGTTGAGCTTGTGCACTGCATTAAAATGTTGCAAAAAATGGGAATTGTGCCCGACGTAGCAGACAAATTTAAAGCCGCGCTGTCTTCGACCGGCTGTGAGATTGTTCTAAGTACTACGGAATACAGAGGTTTGCGCAACAAATGTATCGCCGGATTTGCTACAATTGCGGATCTAACGGAAAAGCCGGCAGCCGTAGGTACCCCCGAATTTCAGCGGGGCGTACGTGAAGGCTACCGGCGCGCCAGCGATATTGCGGTTATGTTTTTAGAGGACATTCAGGGCCATACACCGTGTTAACCCCCCAAAGAATTTTTGACGAGCTGATGGATGAAAATCCTGACGCCTCAATTTTTGACAACATGAATGAGGCGCTGGTCGGCTACGGCCGTATTGGCAACAACGGCCCAGTTGCCGTGTACAGCAAACAGAAAATGTTTGCCAAACTTCAGCGTGACGGCTTCTCGCCCGAAGACGCCGAAGAATACTTTGGCAAATTTGTGAATATTTGGGCAGGTGAAAACACGCCTGTCATTCTTGAAGACGTGCTTGAGGACTAAACACTGTGGCTACAGTTGTTGTTAACCGGCCTGATCTAATAGAATTTAGGAACATAGTGCCGGCTAAGACCGAAGGTTCCTCACCCACACTTGTGGTTCAGGCGGGCACGTGGCAGGCAGACAATAATACCGAGGAGACGGGTATTGTTTTTGACGTTGGCGGAGATAACACCCCGCTGTTATCGCCTGTCGATGCGCGTAAGCTCGCGAAGTGGCTTACCAAAGCTGCCGATGAACTCGAAGGAATCGGACACGAGAAGAAGAAACATAAACCAAAGCGTCACTGGGGT